CCTTATGTTGAAAGAAAAGAAGAAACAGAAGTAAATAAAGAAGTAAAAAGAAAAAGAAGAATAAAAGAAGATTAAAATGGAGGTGTCTGTAATGGAGTTTACAAAACAATACTTGACATATGAAGAATATCAAGAATTAGGTGGTACTCTTGAAGAGACACCTTTTGATATATTAGAATTGGAAGCACAAAAAAACATTGATAAATATACATTCGGTAGACTAAAAGATTTAGATAAACAAATAAATGAAGTTAAAATATGCGAATATAAATTAATTGAGTTGCTAGATACTTATAATTCATATAATGTACAAAATAAATCAGTTTCTAGTGAAAATACAGACGGATATAGCATAAGTTATAGCGGAGCTAGTGAAAATGTCTCAAAAGCTAAAATAAACGATATAAAAGGTATAATAAGAACATATTTAGCAGAATGTTATTTAGAAGATGGCACACCATATTTATATGTGGGGGTGTAAGCTATGATAACAAATGGAAGTATAACTTATTATCACAAAACACTAGATAATAATAAATTACCAGTATGGAATAGATATGTATTTGAAAGTGTATGGCACTTTGGAGGAAAAGGCAGTTCTATCAATAAAGGATATGAAAATGCTAATGATGTAAATATAAGAATACCAATGGAGTATGTAAACAACAAAGACATATTTACAATTGGAGATATTATATCAATAGGTATACAACCTAATATAGAAAAGCAAAGTGATTTACAAGGCAAAGAATTTTATAATGTAACAAGCATAACTATAAATGAATATGGAAATAATCCACACGTTCATTTAGGAGGAAAATAAAATGAAAATGAAGCCTATAAGTCAAATAAAAGCTGATTTAGGTATAAATCCTCGGTGGTAGAGTGCAAAGATTTTTTACAGATACTTGTTATAAACATATGGACAAATATGTTCCTAAAGATATAGGGAATTTAAGAGATAATGTAGATAAAGGTGTCGATTATATAACTTATGAAAGTCCTTACGCACACGCACAATATATTGGAGAAGTACACGGAAGCCCAGTAAGAAATTATACTACACCAGGTACAGGTTCATATTGGGACAAAAGAATGTGGAGCATAGAAAAAGATGATGTTATAAAAGAGGTGCAAGAATATGTCAATAGAGGTAAGTAATTTAAGAGTAACTAAATTAAGAGCATATTTAATGGATATAATAACTAAATTAATAGGACAATATGGAGAAATGAATATAAACTTTTTAAGCAATGAACCTAACAATTACTCTTTAGACAAAATAAAAATAAATCCTACCACAGAAGAGTGGATTGTAGGAAGTCGATTAAAAAGAGATGTATATTCATTTAGAAGTCGTATGAATTATAGTGCTGATACAATGACTAATATAGAAAACATAGGATTTTATGAAACATTTGAAAAAATAATAAAACAAAAAAATGACAACAATGATTTACCAGATATAAATGGGATACAAAGCATAAGTTGTTTAAATTGTGGAACAATGAATAATGCAAATACAAATACAGCAGAGTTTGACATACAAATACAAATAGAATACAGGGAGTAATAAGATATGGAGCTAATTACAGAAAAAGAATATGTTGTTCCCTTTATAAGTTACGAAGAACAAAAAAATTAATGAAGTTAATTAAAGAGTCTGTAAAAGACAAAGAAACTATTAGTAGGAGGTGTAAAATGAGACCAATAGCAAAAATAAATTGTCAATATAATGGAGTTTACTATGATAAAGGCGATGAAATAGAAGTAAAAAACAAAGAAGATTTAGTTATATTAAATCAAAAAGGTTTTATTGAGCCTCTAACACCAAAGCAAATACAAAATTATTTTAAAAAGGAGGAATAAATAATGGGATTAGCAGTAATACCAGCAAATATTGAAAAGATTAAAAGAAGTCAATTCATTACATACTTAGATACAACACCATCAGGAGCCTCAAGAAGTTGGGCAGTTCTAGGTGTTGGAGTAAATGAATATTCTGTATCATATAATCCACAAGTAGATACAGAAAAATGGATTGTTGAAGATAATGCAAGAAATGACCATACTTCAAATCAAAAACAAGGTTCTGTAACACAAAAATGTTATAAAAATGACCCTGAATTTGAATTTGTTGCACAAGGTAGAGACCAATTAAATTATAAAACTAGAGTATTAGATGTTGATACTTGGAGCGGAAGTGAAGGAAGTTTTGCAGCTAAAATGAGTGATGCTATAATTACAGTAACTTCTTATTCTGGAGAGGAAATCGAATATGATTTATATTACGATGGAGACCCAACAGAAGGAACAGTAGCAATAGCAGATGGAGTACCAACATTTACACCAAGTTTATAAAAACAAAACCGATAGAGGTTAGAGGCAGAAATAAGACACCTCGACCTCTTTTTTAAATATAAGGAGGAATTGAAGTTATGGAAGCAGAGATTAACATCAAAAGCGATAACAATATTCAAGAAATAATAAAAAAATTAAATATAGAGGAACTAGAAGAGTTATCAGAACAAATTAATTCTTTAATTGATAATAAAGTAGAAAATGAAATTAAATTAAATAAATCAAAAGACATTTTAAGATTGAAAATAAAAGATGAAGATGGAAAAGACACAGGAAACTTTTTAGAGTTCAATTTAGGAGATTTAGATTATTTACTAATTTTACAAGATATGATGGAAGCAGATAAAAAGAATAGAGAATACTTAAAAAATCAATATACAATAATTGATAAAAAGCAAGACCATAAAGGAAAGAAGTTATTTAGCTCAAATGAGGTAGCTAAAAAAA